CCGCCATGCTTCTCACGCCTGTTGCAACACTACTAGCAGCGCCAGTAAGTCCTTTGCCCGTCAAAAGACTAGCCACCCCTGTTGGCGAAACCATACTGCCGGCAATATTGGTCAATTTTGCAACATCTGGTCCTAGTAGCCCGCTTCCACCAAGTGCTCCTGCTGCGGCACCCCATGGCCCACCTGCTTTAAAACCAGCCATGCCCCCTTTTATGGCGCCACCAATATTGACGCTATTTGCACTCACATTCATTGTGCTTGCTCTTACGACTCCACCAAAATTGGTTTTAGCGCCTCGACCAATGCCCATGAGCAACTGCATTGTTCCGCGGCTTCCAAACATTCTTTCTATTCCACTAAGAATGTCACCAAAAAATTGAAATTGTTCTTTCACCCCCTCAACAACTCGTGTTAAGAAACTTAAATTGTTTGTAATTTTGTCACCTACAATTCCAAAAAATCTCACCAATAAAGCAAGTGTTTGCCCAAGCGAATCAGCAAATCTATTTAGGTTGGATTGATTGCTTTTAAGCATTTGATTCATATTGTTGGTTGCTTCTTTAATTTCTGTCCAGACTGGTCTAAAAACTCTGCCAAACATTCCTTCTAAAACTCTTGCGCCATCAATTAACGGACGCATTCTTTCCGTCATGTCTTTCCAGCCGTTGGTAAATTTACCCCACCACAGTGAAATTCTTTTAAACATGCCTTCGGATTTTGGTAAATAATCAGTAATTAGTTTTACGTAAAAATCACTAACTTTCTGAACCGCACTTACTAAAAATTCTAAAAGACCACCTCTTTTACCCCATGCACTTAATTGACCCGACGTAGCCCTAAAAGCATTTGAAACAATTTTGAACATTCTTTCAAAAGCAACTTTTGCAGGTTCTAGAAATTCTTGACCAAAGTCAGCAAACATATTTCTTAATTGAGTAAAAAATCCTTTAGCCTCACTCATTAGCGTGCCGCTAACAGCAGAAAATTGGCCCTCAACTCCACCCAAGGAAGAAAGTTGACCACTATTTAATGCAGCAATAAATTTTGCTCTTGTATTAATGCCAGCCTTATCTGCCTTTTTTAAGGCTTCGACCATTGCTGGCCCTAATTCTTTTGCTGCTGTTTTTACCTCTGCGTAACTTTTTTTGGTATCTTGCAATACCGCAACAAGTTCTCCGGCTTTTTCGACGCCCTGTTCAAGAGGCTGACCAGCCGAAGCAAAATCCATCAATCCTTTTAATAAAGATTTGCTTTGCGCATTAAAACTAACCGTTCCAGATTTTGAAACTGCAGCAAAAGCCTTGTTCAAATTTTCAATACCAACACTTGCAAGAGTTGTGTCGGTTTGAAGTGAGCGCATAATCATTCTTGTTTGATTCAGCCCACCACCAAATTCTTTGTGTGTTTTTGTTTTGTACGCATACATGGCGGCTTGCTGTTCCCTAACTGCGGTAGCAACTAAACTAATTGCTGTCGCTGCACCAGCCGCCGTGGCTGCAGTCGCCTTAAGCGTGGCATTCCATGCCTTAATTAAAAATTTTCCTGTAACGAACAGGGCGTGGACGCCCATCATTGCCACTCCGTAAATTCCCATTTGCAATGTGGCTAATTTAAGGGCTCCAACAACGCCCTTCATCATTGCTTTGCCAAAAGCAATGATTGCTTTATCTGTTTTGTCGAATTTGGCTTTCGTTAAAAGAGCGCTATTACCGAGTTGCCCAATACTTTTTGATGCGAGCAATGACGCGGCAGATGTTTTCAGCATCGACCTGGTCGTTTTATTTAGTGTCGAGTTTAAACCTTTAAGCGCTCCTATGGATTTTAAAACTCCACCAAGGTCAGCAGCCGTGCTGATTTTGATTTTTACACTTTCTCGTTCTGCCATATGTCGAAACAGCCTTATTTTTTAAATAGGGCGTTCGAGGGGAGTGCTACTTATCTTTCGCGCCGTTCTCGCTCGCGGTCTTCACTTACAACTTTAGCACATGCCATCAATATCATCCATTCATCCGGAGATGAATTTAGTAATTCAAGAGGGTTTGTGCCCCATAATTCACCTAGTCTTGCGGCGTTAATTATGTTGGAGTCTTCAACTAATTCGTCGAAGACTCCTTCAGCGGGTCCGATGTATCAACGGTATCTGAATACCCAGCGGCCTCAAGAATAGCCAACGCTGCTCCCTCAACGTGTGGGTCCACGCCAAAAAAGGCACGAACACAATCCGGAATTGGACGACTGGTGTCAGTCATTTCCATAATTGCATCAGAAGCAAAAGTAAGTTCATTGCCATCTTCATCAGTTACTTCTTGGTCATTAAAGATAATTCCCTTAGTCGTATGCCCAACTACGGAACAAGCAAACTTTAAAGAATCCATACCGTTCTTGGAATCCTCGCCTGCATTTTTTCGCCATGAACGCAATTGATTTTGCGTAATGTTTGGACTAATAATCAAGGTCACACCAGGGCGTTCAGGAACATCAAGATGGACAATCGGTCGTTCAACTTTTTTCTTAATTGCCGAAGTTAACTGTTGTAAAACAGTTTCTTCTTTTCGTGTTGCGCCATCTGCTTTAGGCGTACGTGGCTTTTTATCTTCAGTTGCTTCTGTGTAAAGTTCATTTGTCATGAACGTCAAACTAGCACATTAACACTTGAACAAGTGTTAAAGGTTAGGGAATCTTTTAGACTCCAACCTTACTTGCAACTGTCGAAACAGAAAATGTCAAAGCAAAAGTTGAAGGAGCGCCAGATGATGAATCGCCGTCTGGTTCAGTAAGCCCAACAAGAAGTGCTTTTGAATAAACGCGGTCAAGACCAGGAACTTTGAGGTCGCAATTATAAGTCTCTACGTAAATGTCGTAGTAACCTTTGCCTACAAAATTTCGCAAATCAGCAATTTTTGCTGAAATTCCAGTTTTTCCTTCGGAAATTACTCGGTCATCATCATAGTGAGCGGTAAGAGTGATGTCACCAATATCAAATGGTGCACACAAAACCGTCGGAGATGCTGCTCCGCCCTCGTAAATTTTTTCTACGGATGCAGTTAATTCTCCACCCGATACTTGAGCGAAGAGAAAACCTTCCCACTTCGGAAGTGTCGCATTGGCGTGCGGCGCAATTCTTGCTAGGACTTGTCTTTGGGATACTTTTGCCATGTTTTATTCCTCCGTGGCTCAGACGACTGACTTAGTCAGGTTTGACTTAATAATGTCGACTTCAATTTTGTCGCCGACGCTTGACACGCGAAGACCGACACGGGCCTTGATAAGACCATCGGCAAGTTGAGAAACCGGATTGATTGTGGAATCGCATTTGACTGTGTAGCCAAAATCAATTTGTTTCCCATTCGAATCAAATGCTTCAAACAAAGCACCAGATGCCCTGAGTGGTTCAAGTACTGAAAACAATTTTGATTCGACACTTGCAAATACTGTATTGCGTCCGTCGATTACGCTGAAGATGAGGTCTTCAAGTGAGTTGTTGGCTTCAACAACTACTTTATTGACGACATCTTGTGCCGTAATGTAACGGAAGTTTATTGTGTCGCTGCTAAGGCTTCGTGCGCCATAAATGCGAACTGTATTATTAATCAAGCGAATTGCATTTACGTATGCAGTATCAAGTGCGTCACCATTTGTCTTGTTGATGTCAGTTGCAACACCATTGACAAATCGAGCAGCAGAAATCAAACCAGCACCAGGTTGATGAGGTCCAACTTGGATATGCGCTACTGCTCTTTTGGCGGCAGCGTACGAATCTGGTGGAATTAGACGATTAACGCCAGAGGTTGATGTTGGTACATAAACCCATGGATAAAAGTATGCAACATGTTCTGTATTTTCGTTTGCCGCAGCAAGAGTATTGCCGGCATCGGTTGCTTCTGAGATTGTGTCATCAAACGCACCATACAAAAATGCAAGTCTGTTAAATGTGTTTGCATGATTTGCTAAACCAGTTTGAACTGTTGTATGTGAACTTTCTGGGCAAATGATTACACCGGTTCCATACGATTCCAAGAACAAATTGTTTGCCGTGTTTACAATATCTGACACAAGCGGCGCTGCTACCGTACCAGCACTAAGAGTATTGCTGGTTGAAAGGTTTGCTGGAAGTGTCGATGTTCCTGCGTCTACGGCA